TGACACTAGATATCCTGATACTGTTTGTGATGTGGTGTATCAGGCTCATGTAGATCGTAACGGGAATCCTATACGAAATAAGTGCCAGTTTTCTTGGTACTGTGATGGTAAAAGAGATGACTACAGAGATGTAGAAGCATTTAACGAAATATATGCATTAAGCGAGGAGATTTACGGAACTTATCATAAGATACGAGACTTCACCGACGGAGCGGTCATGTACCATGCATCTTACGTTAAACCATATTGGGCTTCTCACTATGCGAAAACTAGCAGAATAGAATCCCATATCTTCTATAAATAGTGTATACAATATGTACTTGAGGTTACAAAAATGTCACTAAAAGAATTGACTTGGGAAAATCATAAGTCTGCTGAACGCAAAGAATTTGCAAGTATCTTAATGAGTGGGTCAATCGATCCATTCTTGTATTACAAATATCTGTATAATCAATATTACAAGTATCTAGCCCTAGAGAATAAACTTCCTCTGATTGAACTAGATGTTGTGGATATTGCACGATGTAAATATATTCGATCGGACTTAAAAGAACTTGAACTAGAACACAAATTTGTATTTGATGAAAGTATGATATTACCATCAACTCTTGAGTATGTCGAATACTGTAACAACGTAGCAGATGGTAAAGGATTAATCCCACATATGTATGTTCGTCACTTTGGTGATATGTATGGTGGTGCGATGATAGCAAAACGAGTACCTGGTCATGGAATGATGTATAAATTTAAAGAAAAAGACTTGCTAAAAGAGAAAGTTCGTGCTATACTTAAAGATGAAATGGCAGATGAAGCGAACATCTGTTTCGAATATGCAATTAGATTATTTGGAGAATTAGTTGATGAATAAAATTGATAGGTCTTATGAAGGTATAGCGAAGTCTTTTGATGAAATGGAGAGACGAATGGATCGATGTTTGTACTCCGTGATATTTCTGAACGGCTTAATTTTTGGACACATATTGACTCAAATAGCATATAAGTTTCTATGAGTTTAATCTGGGACAGTCTAATCGATATCCAGAATGACTTAATTAAGTCGTTTGAATTGACTGGAACAGAGATTCAAGAAGAGGGCATGGATCGATTCAATCAGCCAGGCTGGGTAAACAGAGTCTGGACTAGCAAGAAGTATAGAAGAGCCCATGTTGATGTTGTTGATATGAGGGAATCACATAAGCTGTGGATGATGCATTGTTGCATATTCCCTCATACTGACAGCGATGCACCGATCTTTGGATTCGATGTAATCGCAGGACCAAATAAGATGACGGGTGCGTTTTGTGATCTATCAGCAACAACGAATCCTGATCACGAAATGATCAAACATTTTGCTGAGATAACCTCTAAGTTAGAATGGAAAAGAGAACGAGAACTGCCCGAGTGGGCAAAAGCAATCTTTAGTGATGGAATGATGGCCGCAGGTATGGTCAAAGAACAAGCAGAGATTGATCAGATATCAAAAGCAGTCGATGAAACTTTGAACTATTATATCAAAGAAGTTGGCAATTATAGCAGTAAAGGTTTAGATAGAGAGTCTGTGAGAGTTGCTCAAAATAGATACGGACATTATCAACGACAGAATCCTCATACTCCTCGTGTAATGAAATCGCTGGGACTGAATGAAGAAGATGTTGATGTATTTGTTGAGAAATGTCTATTTCCAGAATTAGATGAAGAAATGTTTAGAGTGAGTGGAGTACCTTATAAAGTTCGCAGACGAGATATTAAGTTATAGACTGCCACCTCAGGCGACAATTTATGGTCGAGATGGGTGTGAAGAGTCGCTAAGACTCCGTGAATGGGCAGTATTCTCTGGACTAGATGTAGAGTATCTCACATTAGATGTAGATTATGACTTGATGGAGTATGTGACTGTAGCACCACACGCCAGAAAGTTTCCGAGTATAGTCGTAGATGGAGAGACCATAGGCGATTGTAATGATTTTATGACATGGTTATATTTTATGGGAAGTGATAGAGATGACAAAGGGTAGAGTAGGATTTACTTGTTCAGCGTTTGATCTGCTCCACGCAGGTCATGTATCGATGCTGAGAGATGCGAAAGACCAATGCGATTACTTGATATGTGGACTACAAGTAGATCCAGGTGCTGTTCGTGATGGCAAAAATTCACCAGTTCAAACAGTTGTTGAACGATACACACAACTTAAAGCAGTCGGTTATGTTGATGAGATTATACCTTACAACACCGAGCAAGACCTAGAAGATATACTAAATATGTATCACATTGATGTTCGTATTTTAGGTCAAGAATATCGAGACAAAGATTTTACTGGTCGTGATATCTGCCGTAAAAGAGATATCAAATTATATTTTAATAAACGAGACCACAGATTCAGTAGTAGTGGTTTGAGAAAACGAGTATGCGAAACTTCTTAAAAAGCAAAAAGAATAGAATAGCCTTAGCGACATTTATGTTCTTTTTATGTAAAGGTCTTGTTTGGTTAGGGCTAGTTTATTTCGGATATGTGCTAGTAGATTTTTAAGATTTGTCTTGACAAACGCACGATTTAATGCTATACTATATGAAATAAGTGGGAGATATACTATGAAATTGAGATTGATGTTTTTAAAGTTCTATGATCTTTATAATTTAGTGATGGACCACAGTAAGAATCCATTGAGACATATACCTGATCCTTTGTCTCGAATGTGGATCATGACTGTTTTAGCTTGGATGTGGTGTATTGCTTTTGGAATTTACATCGGCAGTGTGATCTATATGGGTGTTAGTCTTGTTGCTCATTTAGCGTTACTTTTCATGATCACATTTACAGCCGCTGTATTTTATGATGCTGAAAAAAGAAATGATTCGTGGTTACTAAAACTACGAAAAGAGCAAAGATATAAATAAAAGTATTCGTGGAAGCATAAAGTAGGAAGTTTGGACATGGGTTTGAATCCCATCGCCTCCACCATAATTACATTGTTGATCTAGAAGTAACAAAGGTTACGAAGAGGCAGATTCTGCACAGTGTAATTATGATGGGGGCGTTCTGAATTCGACAGGCGACTGAGAGTATGTGGAGAATCAGTGAAGAAACACTGCATAAAATCAACTTAAAATAACTGCAAACGATGATAATTTTGCACATGGTGATTATGCCCTAGCGGCTTAATCTACCGGGGTCGGGCACGCCTAGCAACAGAATGTGCCAACACGCCTTCTCATATACAAAGCATGATAACAGTATATGTAGAAGAGAGGTACGACATACCCGAAAAAAGGAAATTCGAAAATGTCAAATTCAACTAAAGAGGAGCGTGGCTTGGCCCACCACGAGCATGGATGCTAGTTAGCATGGATTGCTAAAGAGACAGTGCAGTTTGATAGAAATCAACGATAAGCACGACTCAAAACGGGCCACTTTTATTATTAACTTGAATGAAGGATTTATTATGACAGCACCAACGAATGTACCTCAACCCATTATTATCCCAACAGCCGAATCAGATCGCAAATTGATGAAAGAAGTCATGGTGTCAGTTAGCAATTCCTACACTCGTATCGAAGCTGAGAGAGATTATATCAAAGAATCTATCGAATGTCTTTCTGAAGATGTCGGTATTCCTAAGAAGTATCTGAATAAAATGGCCCGCATTTTTCACAAGAATAATGTGGATGAAGTTGTTGCTGAGATCGAAGAAATCGAAGCATTAATCGAAACTATTAAGTAGGTCCCGTAATGACTAAATTAGTTAGCAGAAGAATCAAAGTTGAAGAATCTGGCCATGCTCAAGCACTTATCTTTGAAGCTGATAATGGTTGGAGAATAGAGTACTACGATCCTCGTGGCACTTTAATATCTACTGAATTGCATGAGCGTAAATCCCTACAGTGGGCAGAAGATGTCGCAGAGAACTGGGCTTTAGGGATTAAGGTGCTAAATGGCTGATAAGAAGGAAGAAATCAAAGCCTTTAATAGACTTAACTCTGAACGCATCATGATTGATATCGCAAAGCACATTGAAGCTGGTGTGCCATATATTGATGCAGTTGTTGAGTATGCGGCAACGAATGAACTAGAGATCGAAGTTATAGGAGAAATCATTCGTAAGTCACCTGTTCTAAAGGCGAACATTTATCGTGAGGCTGAAGAACTTAATATGATTGAAAAACTTGTGAGATTGCCTATATGACATCATCCGTGTACTCGACTAGAGACGCATTCGACCTCTACTGTTACTACATGGCAATTAAGAAACACTTCACATCAAACTATGACTTTGTAAAGTATGGCGGTAAGATGAGGCTTACTGTCGATGGATTTGAAAATAGAAAAGATAAGTTCTTTTTCTATAAACTATCTAAGA